TCCACGTCTCATATCAGATGCCCTGTGTGTTGTGTTTCGATCTGGGCGGAGACAGTACAGCCGGTGGGGTTTGAAGACACCGAAATAGGTTGGTAAGTAATGTTGAAATCACCACATGTGTGAAGGGGGGATGACGGTGACAGGTGAGATCGTCATACGATCGGGAGAGCTGCCGGAGGGACTGCCGGAAGGCGCGGAGGCGATGGCGTTCCAGATCCACGGGGACGCAGAGATGGAAGGGCTGGAGAGGATCGCCATCGTGTACCAGCTGGCGCTGACGCTCAAGTTCAGCGAGCTGGACTGGGAGATGCTGCGGATGATGGCGGACCATGAGCCGCCCTTCGACGGGATGATAGCGGAGGAATACTACATAGGATACACAGGCTGGAAGGAGGAAGACGATGAGCAAGATGATTGATCTGAAGCCGTGCCCGCTGTGCGGAGCGCCGGGCAAGGGCAAGGATCTGCCGCGTCCTTTCCGGCACGGATGGGTCGGGTGCCCTGAGTGCGGGCTGTACATCAACTGGACGTACAGCTTCAAGGAAGCGGTGGCCAAGTGGAACAGAAGGGCGGAGGACACCGTTGAGCAGTAGAAAGAAAAAGCGCGAAGAGTTCCAGGTGGATCCGGCACTGTTCAGAATCTGGCTCGATAACCTTTACAAATACTATGGAGACAGAGAGGTAGAGTCCGCGAGGATAGAACTGAATTACAGACGTGGACCATTCGGAAGAAAAGGAACATATATAAACTTCTCAACATTCGGTAGCGGCATAAAAGGGGAAACGCATGAGTAACAAATCAAAGAAGCCGCAGAAGTGGAGCCGGACTGCGCAGCGCAACGCAGATCTGCTGGTGTTCCTGTGGGCGTGGGTGAGCGCCTGCGATCCGTCGGTGGAGGATATCCTGCGCGTGAAGAAAGAGATCTTCAACGTGTGCGACAGCCTGGCAAAAGGGAACCTGACGCTGGACATGATCAACCGCCAGCTGATGGATGAGTTCCTTATCCAGACAGACTGGGCGAGGAGGGACAGATCGTGAAGAAGCTGGTGAGGATAGAGGTCGACGGCTGGAGCGGCGAGCTGAAGACGGAGATAAAGAAGATCCTCAGGGAGACGGAGCACACCGTGTTCGTGGGAAACACCAAGTATGTGCGGAACCGTACCGGACCGATCAGGACGGCGGGGCCGTTCAACAAAAAGTACCTGGGCGAGATCTTCACGCCGAAGCCGGGGACCAAGCACATCTATTTCATATCGGAAGCGGAAGATCCGGTGAAGACACAGGAGTACAGGAGCCTGGCCAACCGGCTCATGGACGAGATCATGAACGAGCTGACAACGGCGCGGATCAAGATCGCCAAGCTGAGGACGACCATCAAAGGCTGAAGTCTATAAAAAGGGAGGACAAAACCATGTACGAAACAATGGCGAACATTGAACGCAGAGCTACGATAAGAGATCACTGCGAAGAAAACGACAGGCTGGCCACGGAATGCCTGAACGCAGCACTGTCGATTGACAGATTCCTTGAACCGCCGGAGCCAATGGAGAAGCCGGCACAGGCTGCGGTAGATGAAGAATACCTTCAGGTCAAGCTGGCGTTGACGAGTGACAAGCTGAAGCAGCTACACAAGACTCTCGGAAGGATCGCAGATTCGCTGGGCCTAATATCATAACCATCAAAGGCTGAGGCCAGGGGCTGACTGCGGTCGGCCCCGCGTCTGAACCTTTGAGCGCGGAACATTGACAGATCCATAACAAGGCGCGGACCGCCGGGTGAGAACCGGCGGCCGGGCGCGCGTATTACTTATTTTATACGCGTGCGCGTGCGTTCTTATGGGCACTTGATAACGGCCGGGTTTTCGACCAGAGGGAGAAGAACACATGCCTGAGTGGTATATCACTACATACCGATGCTCCAACGGAGTGGAAGAGAAGACCAAGTACCCGGTCCCCGATCCGTCACCGAAGGATGGGGAACGGAAAAGGGAGAGAGCGATCCGCCGGGCGGAGAAGGGATGCACCGAGGCAAAGCATGAGGTGACCAGATTGCTCAATGAGAACTTCCGGGCGGGGCGGGATCACCACATGACGCTGGAGTTCGACCGGGCAGGGTACGAGAAGATCCGGACCAGAGCGGGATCCATGAAGCACGACGATCTCCTCCTGGCTACCGATCGGGAAGCAGTGAACTTTATCCGCCGGGTGAAACGGGAATGCGTGAAGCAGGGGATAGAACTCAGGTATCTGTACGTCGTATCCGACAAGAACGGAAAGACGGGAGCCTGGGCGCGTCCGCATGTCCATCTGGTGGTGTGCAGGGAAGCGGTACAGATCTGCATGAAAAAGTGGACCGCAGGAAAAGTAAGGGAGAGCACCCTGTACGGGGGACGCGGAGGAGACCTGGGAGATCTCGCGTTTTACCTCATAGCACAGACGAGATATATCCGGAACCGGAAGAAGTACACGCCGTCCAGGAATCTCCGCAAGGCACTGCGGCTTCCTCCGGTGAAGAGCAAGAACCCGGAAGCGGAACTCAGGACGCCGGACGGCTGCGTGAAGATATGGCAGGCGGAAAGCAGGGGAGGCAGAGCACAGCATCTGCGATACTGGCGACCGCCGGGACAGATGGAAGAGAGCGCGTGAGAAGAAATGTTAAGTCCGGCTCGCGTGTCTCTGCGCGCGGTCATTAGACAAAACTCACGCGGGAGAACAGTGGCGGGAGGTGAGCGGGTGGATCCGCTGATAGCCAAAGACTATATCGAGAACTGCCTGAAGATCCGGACCAAGAGCGGGGCCGTGACGCCGTTCCATCTGAACGCGGCGCAGCTCAAGCTCTACGAAGTGGCACGGAAACAGCAGGAGCAGGGCAAGGGCGTGCGGATCATCATACTCAAGGCCCGGCAGCTGGGCTTCTCCACGCTGACCGAGGGCCTGATCTTCCACTGCTGCGCAACAAGAAAGAACACACAGGCGCTGATCGTGGCGCACCGGGAGGACGCGACGGCCAACCTGTTCCGGATGAGCAAGCTGTTCTACGAGGAACTGCCCGAACCAATCAAGCCCATGATGAGGGCATCGAACGCCCAGGAACTGATATTCGAGAACCCGACGAGATCCGCCAGGGAAAAGTCGGAGAGGCCAGGGCTGCGCTCCAGGATCCGCTGCGCCACCGCCGGCGGCAAGGGCATCGGCCGAAGCGACACGCTGCAGTGCGTGCACCTTTCCGAGTACGCATTCTGGCCGGAGGGATCGGACGGCAAGGGATCCACCCTGACGGGCATCCTGCAGGCCGTGCCGTCCACGCCGGGGACCATGGTGGTGATAGAGTCCACGGCCAACGGGTACGAGGACTTCAAGGAACGATGGGACGCGGCCGTGGCCGGGGAGAACGACTTCGAGGCCGTGTTCTTCGCCTGGTTCGAGAACCCGGAGTACGCCATGGAGCCGGTGCCCGGCACCGAGTGGACGCCGGAGGAGAAGCAGCTGGCAGAGTGGTACGACCTCACGGACGCGCAGCTGCAGTGGCGGCGCTGGTGCATCGCCAACAACTGCGGCGGGTCCTTGGACCTGTTCCGCCAGGAATATCCGTCGAACCCCGACGAGGCGTTCCTGCATTCGGGCACCGGAGTGTTCGACAACGAGCAGGTGATCCTGCGGCGGGAAGTGGCGCCGGACCCGGTGAAGCGGGGGAGGTTCATCGTCGAGGAAGATCTCACGTCAGTATGGGAAGACGATCCCATGGGGGAGATACAGATCTGGAAGGAGCCGGAGGAGGGCGTGCCCTACGTGCTGGGCGGGGATACCGCGGGCGAGGGCTCCGACTGGTTCACGGCCCACGTGATAGACAACACGAGCGGGGAGCAGGTCGCCTCATTACGCCGGCAGTATTCCGAGCCGGAGTACGTGCGGCAGATCTACGCGTTGGGGATGTACTACAACAAGGCGCTGGTGGGGATAGAGACGAACTTCTCCACGTATCCGGTGATGAAGCTGGATGAGCTGGGTTATCCGTTCCAGTACAGCCGGGAGCGGGAGGACACCTACACCCGGCAGGTCCGCAAGAGCTACGGATTCCGGACGGACAGGCAGTCAAGACCCAGGGCGATCGCACAGCTGGTGGAAGTATTCTCCGGACATCCCCAGTGGTTCCGGGACCAGGAGCTGCTGGGCGAGATGCTGACGTTTGTCTACTCCGAGGACCACCGGGCCGAGGCGCTGGCCGGAAAGCACGACGACCTGGTGATGGCGGCGGCGATCTGCTACGCGGTGAGACACCAGCAGAGCATGCAGGCAGCGCCGAAAGCAGAGCCGCCCAGGGAGAAGCTGATCGACAAGCTGGAGCGGAACCGGAGACGGAGCAGGAGGGCATGGTGATATGACCAGGAGACTGTCTGACGGGAGCCGGTTCTATCCGGTGAGCTGCGCCAGATCCGTGCGTGAGCAGAGATACATAAGGGCCAAGCTGGACCTGTGGAACAAGCTGCCGGCCCAGGAGCGGGAGAGCATACGTGATCTTATCGACAGGATCTCCATCGGAAGCGTGGAGCGGGTGGCGCTGACGGCAGTGCTGATCAGGGGAGTCAGCCCGACGATCGCGGCTCAAAGGTACCGGATCAACAAGGGAAGAGTGTACGCCATGCAGCGGGAGTTTTACGAGAAGGTGCAGCTATGGCCGGACTGAACATGAGACAGAAGATCTTCGTGCAGGAATACCTGAAGCACGGAATAGCAAAGGAAGCGGCGATCGCCGCGGGCTACAGCGCAAAGAGCGCGGACCAGCAGGCGTCGCGGCTGTTGTCCATGCCGGCGGTGCAGGAGTACCGGAGGGAGCTGGAGCAGAAGCTTTTCGACGAGCTGGGGATCTCCAAGGCGTGGATCGGGCGCAGGCTGGTGGAGATAGTGGAGAGATCCACCCAGGGCGTGCCGCATTTATCCTGGAACGCGGAGACCAGGCGGAAGGAACCGGACGGGATGTGGGTCAATGACGACGCCACGGCCATCAAGGCGCTGCACGAACTGTATGTGCAGCTGGGATTCAGCCAGGGCGAGGAGGAGACCAGGGAACAGAGGACCAGCTTCGAGGACTGGCTGGCGGAACAGAACAGACAGAGCGGATTGTAGGAGCGGGCGGAAACGTCCGTTCCTTTTTTTCGTGAAACCCGAAAACCATTGAGAATACAGGGAAAAAGTCGGGGAAGATTGGGGAAGCGTTTCTGATAGCATGATAGTTGCCGGGAAAGGTCCGCGGAGTCCGGGATCGTTTAACGAGGATGGGCAGAGCGGGTGGTCCGGGAGGAGGGTGTGTACCCTCCTCCTGCCGGTGAATTCGCGGGGCGCCGGCAGCACAAGGCGCGGAAAGGAGAACCCCATGGAAGAAAACGGAAGTCTCTACGGGGCCGAGACAGAGGAAGTCGTAACTCCTCAGGCGGATGACGCGGCGGAAGCCGAGGGAGAAGAAAGCTCTGAGTCCCCCGAACAGAGCCGTCAGAGCCAGGCAGACAATCGAAGGTACCAGGCGGCGCGCCACGCAGGCGAGCAGGCAGGATACCAGAGGGCCATGGATGAGATCAACCGCCGGATCGCCCGGACCGGAATGCGCGATTCCAGTACCGGGGCGGCGATAGATTCCATTGAGGGCCTGGAGAATTACTCCAAGGAATACCGCAAAAAGCAGATCGAGGCCAGGGCCAAGGCCGAGGGACGCAGCGTGGCGGAAGTGACCGCGGAGGAAGAGGACCGGGACTACATCAGGGAAGCGCGTGCCGAGCGCGAGGCCAAAAGGAAACAGGAAGCGGAGGACGAGCAGCTGCAGCGCTGGATAGCTGCGGACGCGGCGGCTTTTGCCGAGCAGTATCCCGACGTGGATCTCGGCAAGCTGGACGAGAACCGCGCCTTCCGCAGGTTCTGCGGCAGCCGGTACGGCAAGGAACCGCTGGCTGACCTGTACACCGACTGGCTGGACATCGCAAAGGAGGCACAGCTCTCCGCGGTGACCAAGACCGAATCGAAGGCGGCGCGCAGCACCGGCGCCGGCGGGGGATCCGGGAGCGAGACTCTGACGGCGGCGCAGCAGCGCGCGCTGGACGAGTGGAACAGGAACTACCCGCAGATGAAGATGACAGCGAAGGAATTCCTGTCGAGAGCCCGGTAATCTAATCGCGCAATCTTCTGCGGAAGATTGATAACCGGCTAACGCCGACGCGATTTCAGGGCGGGAACCATGTTCCCCCCTGAGGCCCCCTTCTTTTTGGAAACGAGAGAAGGCGGACGATATCAAAAACACATTGGAGGGAAAAAGATGAAACCCATTCAGAACGCGGGCGGCTATGTGGGCTGCACCGCACGCCCCTATCCCATCGCGTACAACACCGCGATCTCTGCGGGCACTGTGGTAAAGCTGAGCGGCGGCCTGGTAGTGCAGGCTGCTGCCAACGAGACGACTGCCATCCTGGGCATCGCCGCAGAGAACCATCCCGGCACCGCCGACGCGCTGAACCTGCGCGCCAACGGCACCGAGATCCTGGTGTACGACAATCCCGAGCTGGTCTTCGAGTGCCCGGCTCCGACGTTCGCCGCTTCCGGCGGCAGCGCCACCACCGTGACCGCGGCCACCAGCGCCGTGGCTTCCACCACCGCCGACATCTTCAACGGCGGCTTCCTGGTGAGCCCCAAAGGCAACAAACGCGCCATTACGGACTTCGCCAACGCCAGCTCGACCAACACCTTCACAGTGCCCAGCGGCGAGACCGCTGCGGCCAGCGACGTGTACACCTGCTATCCGCCCGTCGGATTCATCACCGGCTACCGCCTGAACACCACCTTCGACGGACTGATCCTGTCCAACACCGGCCTGTCCAACATCAAGGTCGTGGGTTATGACTTCGAGCGCAAGATGGTCCGGCTGATGGCTGTCCTGCACGCCCTGGGCACGCAGGACAAAGACGCGACCTGATAGAGGAGGGTAAGCAACATGGCTAATTTTCAGAACTGGAAAACCGATAACTATACGTTCGTCGGCAAGGCGTTCGACACTGCATATGCGAACCGCCTGAACAAGCTCAGCCCCGTGGTGGGCGAGGTCAATGCCAAGAGCATCGACTACGAAATGACCGGCTCCGGCGGCTACGGCGAGCTGGCCCAGTACAGCGGCGTCCTCACCGAGGGCAGCCTGAAGCGCGCCTTCAAGACCATCCTCACTCCTGACGAATACAGCCTGTCCATCCCCGTGGGCTACAAGCAGGCCCTGATCGACAAGATGGGAGAGACCAAGAAGGTCGGCACCAAGCTGGGCGACAGCGCCGCCATGACCGTGTACCTGCACGTGCTGCGGATGTTCGCCCATGCCTTCGACCCCGCCTATGAAGGCGGCGACGGCAAGTCCTGGGCTGCCACCGATCACCCCGTGGCCAGCAAGGGAAGCTCCGGCCGCAAGTTCATCGTGGACACCGACGCCGGCACCTACTCCAACAAGATCAGCTCCGCGCTGAGCGTGAGCGCCATCACCGCCGCGCAGAGCGCTGCCAACAGGTTCGTCACTCCCGACGGCCTGCCCTTCCTGTGCGAGATGGACACACTGCTCGTCTCCCCCGAACTGGAAGCT